ATTATGTCTTTTCCATGTATTTCAATTTTTAATACTTCAATTTTGTGTTGAGCCAGGATTAACATTAATAGTAATCCGGCTTCGATTAGGATTGATGAAATTATATATGTTTTCATCTTTTACATTCCTTCCATATCTGCAAAACTTCTTGCCCTTGGCCGGTACATTCCCGTATCGGTAATTTCATCTAGATAATCCATTTCCACAAGAAGAGATAAAATAGAATTAATTTTATCGTGGGGGCAACGATCCTTGAGGAAACTGAGCATGAGCGCCTTAGGCACGTCGCGTTTTTGACTAACATATATCTTCATCGCAAAGAGATATGCTTCTTCAATGATATCCTTATCACTGCGGCCAACCATTGCTCGAAATACATCTGGCATAAGTTCTTCGGCCTCAAAAAGCCAATCCATAGCGCGGATTACATCTTCTTTGGCAATTTCTGGGACCTCATTTGGGCAACGCGATAGTGCCATAACAATGGAAAGCTTAGTAATGTTTTGGACGCGGCGCGGCAGATAGTCTTCTAACTTTGGATGCCTTGGCACTGGCGCGTAGTTCTTATCTTCAATCCAAGTTACCAATTCATATGCCGCTTCTGGTGTCCAGAAAATTTCCCCACGAAGTCCGGTAATCTGAGAAAGATCATCTAAAACGTCTTTTCTCAATGCAACCCTTTTGTCTTTTTCTTCTTGTGCCGTTTTGGTAAAAAGCTTTGGCTTTATTTCCTGTTCAGAATAAACCATGATAGTACGGCCCATAAAACCTTGTCCCCATGCCACTTCTGGAAGCAATTGCGCCATCATGGCGGGTTGTGCGCCGATAAGAAGATTTAATCCCGGATTTTTAATAACAATCTGAACATTACCTGTACGGCGATTTTGCTGGAAACTTTCAAAGCAATTCCAAAAGAAAGCAAGAGAAGAAATGAACGTGGTTTCATACGCTTTGATAAAAACATTCATTTCTTCGGCAAAAACGGACATAAAAGAATATTCTTCAAGGCGCCCTTCACCAAGATTTTCCAGCCACACACTTTCAGCTAATTTATCTACAACTGCCGGTCCCGTGACATCGTCGGGACAAATGTATAACGGCTTACGCCCATTATCCGCAGAGCAGTTTTTCCGCTTGATGTAACGAGATAACGCACGGGCAGTATTAATGATACCTTTACCTCGTCCTGGGCGCCCAACAAGCATGATGAAAAGATTAGGATAAACGGGTTTATCTTCAAGTGCGCACGAAAACAATCGCCGCTCCGCCGCCGCACCAATAAGTGACGCCGCCGCCCACTTTCTATAGATTTCAGGTGATTGTTCATTTGCAGTATACCTTACAAAATTGTCAATTAAGTCTCTTTGAGACATGTTGTATAATCCTCTCGTCGGGAGCATTCTCCTTAAATTTTTTGAGGCCAAGAAGATTAAGGCGCGGTGGATTTCCTTTGGCGCCGTTCTTCTGCCATCTAGCTATATCATTCTCGTCGGTATATGAGCCTAGGTTATAACCTATTTTGGCTTCACCGGGAACAATTAGCTCGCGGTCTTTGTAATGTAAACGGATGTCAATTTGTTTCAAGAGGATTGGAATGATGTCATTTGGATGGATTGTTACGGGACATTGTGCGTAGATAGCGTCATGTATTTGTGCGAGAAGTTGTACTTGCGGAACGTGGTGCCATATTCGCCAGAGAGCTAAGTTTGTACGATCGGCGGTTGAAGATTGAGGAGAAAATGCAATAGCTTTACGGAGCGTTGAATCTTCATGCGAGCGGTCGAAAAATTGACGCGTACGACCCCACGGTGTAGTAAGAGTGGCTGAGGTTTTAAGTTGCTCCGCGACCCAATTGTGCCACAATGGAAAACCAGGAAAAGCTGAAAAGTAATTATGCTGAAATTGTTCTGCTAATTCTATTGGAATTTTTGCGTGTTTAGCAAGAGTTGGCGGTTTTCCATAGTAATTACTCCCATGTCCGAGTTTCTTTGCCATAAAACGATACTCGAAATCACGATAAAAGGGCTGTTCCGCAATTTCGCGGTCTTTTTTCGGGTCGCCCGTCCAAGGTAGATTTTTCCAGGTTAGCTTACAAACAAGTGTGTGAAGATCACCGCTGTTTCCAGTAATCGAAATTAGCCCGTTATGACGTGTAAAGAAATATCCGCTAATTGTAGTTGGGCAATATACTTTATATTTACCAAACCTTTGATATTTTTCAACATATCGTGTTTTAGTATGGGCTCTCGGAATAATCGATAAAGACCAATAATTATCTTTATGAGGATTTATTGTTGCTGAGTATCCGCATAAATGTGCAAGAGTTGCATACCATTCACAAGTTGATTTATGTTTAGACGTAACCCTAAAAAAATCATCACCGGATTGTTTATGCCCATCCCAAAATTCTAGTTCTTCTATGAAGGCACTAATAGCTCTTTGGTTCCAATTAAGCATATAAGCGCCAGGAAATTTTTGTAAATTTAGCCCATTGATCATACTCAAATAAAATCTAGTAGCACCTGATCCCAGATTATAAATTGAATATTTATATTTTAGCCGATCAAGCAATTGAGTCATGCGTTTAATTTTTCTTTCTTTAGTGAAGGAAAAATGTGTTTTGCCTGTCTCATCTGTATGTCCATCTGCCTGATAAGCCGCAAGAAATCGAGCTTCATCTATCGAAATATTATTTTCACCATTAAATTCAGTTGAAATTGGGATAGAACAATCAGCCAAGTTCATAACTATCGCAGCTTCACGTCCATTACCCATTTTATGATTAATGGTACATGCATGACTAAAATTGCGGCCATTGAAATTTATGATACTTTTAGTTTCAAATTCATTCCAATGCATAACCTTTGTAAATTTAGCTTCTGTAGGATTAAAATTGGGTACTTGACGCGAATGTGTAGTGTTTCCGTTGACTGTCATAATGACTTCAGGCTTCTCTGAAATTTTAATCCAGCCATTAGGAGTTAAAACTTCATGATCTTCTGTTAAACAATAACATGCATCAAGATACTCCCAACGATCAAATAAAATACCTTGAAGCCAGCCAACTTCTCGACTTTCAGCTTGTTCAAGATCAATACCAATTAGATAATATCCCGGATCGGCCAGAAAAATATGACGAAGATTGGCGTCGATATTTTGAAAATTTGACCCTGTATTTTCACTCGACGCAGAAGAAGAAAGACGCCCTGTTTCCGTGCCTGCGATGTTATAGGAAGTTCTCCAACGATCATCATTATCAATTTCAGTCTCAAAAATTTGCTTTTGCTTTTTAAGATCGCGAATAGCAAGAAGACAATTGACAATAGGGCGTGCGTATAAAAAGTCTTGAAGTTTTTCAAGAGCATCGCGGTCTACAGAAAGTTTACGAACGCCTTTGTCATTTTTATATTGCTCTGGAAAATGCATATGGTTGTAAAGAAGATTTTTAATTTGTTCCGGCGAGTTGGCGTTAATTGGTTGCTTAGTTTTGGGGTCGATCTTATCCCAAATGGCGGCGACGTATTGTTGAAGAATGGAATCGATACGGTTGATTTTGGATGATAATTCGATAACACCTTTGAGAGCTTCACGCCGATCAACACGGACGCCACGTAGCATTATTTCAAGAATTGGCGCCTGTAACGCGCGCTCAAAAGCGTAGATAGGGTTATCGGCCTTGTCTTGTAAGGTATTAAAAATTTCCAAAGTAAGACACGAATCAAGGCCGTTATAGACTTGATCATAAATGCTACTATCATTAATTTGATTTAAATTTGCTGTTTGAATTATTTGGGGCATATTTAAAATTCAATCTCATTAGCAGAAATCTTAGGAATTATCGATGAGTATTTAATTGGATGAGTTGGATATTTTGTTACCTCTAATTTCTTTTCAATGTCATGCCAATTAGGATTCATATTAAACCAAGAAATTAACGCCGCCTCTGGATCTTCAAGATATTGTTGAAAAAACGCGCCGACTTGTTCGTTTACTACTTTATATTTATAATCAAACCAACCTTTTGCAATAGGAATTTTTACCCCAAGTTTAACGCCGCCGCCGTGATCAGTATAAACGCCGATACTGCAAAGAGGGATATTTGTGCCAACATAGCATGGATTACCAAGGAAATCTAACGGACGTTCGGGGCTCAGTAAGTTCATTTTTAGGCTCCGGCGGTTTGACGTAACAACGCTTATGATGTTCGGGGCAATATGAACCGCCACGTATTGCGGGTTCCGCGCAAGGAAAATGCTTATTAGCGCCGTGCCCTTCAATCCATCGACACGTATCAGGCTGGAAATCCGGCGCCATTTTCATAATAGGGCCAACAGCGTTAAAGGTTGTTTTGGATACCATTATTTATTGTCCTCTGGAAATAAATTTTTATCAATTTTAATTACCTGATTAATATTTAATATATCGTCAAAAATTAAAAAATTAATTAGTTTATGTGAAACATAATAATCATTATTAAATGTAAAACTTACTTTAATATAATTTTTCCTGGCTTCTTTAATTTTATTTTTAAGTTGAAGAATTAAATCTAGAATTTCATTTACATAATCTTGCTCTGTTTTCATTTTATTAGATCTTTCCAATTGGTACTAGGGGCCAGATTTGAACTGGCATAAAGACCGTTATGAGCGGCCGGCTTTACCTTTAAGCTACCCTAGTATATGGTGGCAGTGACGGGCCTCGAACCCGTAAGACTTTCGTCGGCGAATTTTAAGTCCGCTGCGTTTTCCAATTTCACCACACTGCCATTTCTTATTTATACATTTCTTCCAAAATTTGGCTTAGTTTAGTGCCAAGTTGATCCATGAGAATTGGAAGTCCTGAGCGGTCGGCGCCGGTATTATTGAAGATAATGTTAAATGGAACCATTGCGCCGTTTATAAGTTTATATGAAATTGTAATGTCAAAAGTGTGGAAGTTGTCATTTTGGGTTAGGGTTATTGTGTGGTTTGTTGAGGGGTAGCGACAAGGGAGAGGTTTCATTTTATTTCTCATTAACTAATTCAATAAATTTATGAATAGCTGTGACTAATTCGACATTTTCTTGTGTATCAATAGATAACACACATAATTTATCTGCTTTGTTATTTAATGTTTTAACTCTAAATTTAAATTTAGCATCAACAATATCATATTGAAATGAAATTTTACAGTTGTCTTTTTCAAACATTTTACGCCACCAAACTTATGATTTGCGCGTGAACTTTTTGTCTTGGAGAAGCTTGAAACTTATCGTCGCGGACCTTATTTGTGAAATATTCATGCCGCGCCGGTTCTTGCTTTATATTTAGTCATTTTGATAACCTAATTTAGTTCTAGACAATCAAGAATACTATTAGTAAAAATTTCTACTAGATCTTTAAATTTAATTCTATATTTTTCTAAATCATCGGAATTTTTAAGGACGTCAAATTCTAAATCTAGCTCATTTAAATGTGTCGCAAAATCTTTTAAAGAACTTTCGATAATTTCTTTATATGTCATTTATTCCTCCGCTTTCACAACTGCATCGCCGCGCCGTTTCCTCATAAGTTTCCACGCGCTTTCATTTGAATACAAACTGCCAAGAAATCCAAGCCCTTTTTCCATTTCAGGATAAAGCGCGTGGTGTAGAAGCATGGTATCGTGGAGGACATTGTTAATCTTAAAACCCATGCGCGCGAGATATTGCATATCGTAAAGGAAATTCTGTCCAAGTTTAGGATTGGGTGTAAGAAGCAGTAGCTTAACGATTTTCCACGCCTCTAGTTCCTCTTCCAAACTGCTCCAGTAGTTACCACTAGGTTTCAGCGGTTCATGAAAGGGGATGACAATCGCGAAATCTGGAGAAAAAGAAAAGGAGATACAAGTGATAGTTTTACATGAAGTTTCAATATCTATGGAAAGAATTGCATCGGGGTTTTGTAAAACAAAGTTATAAAAATCCCAAAGGTCCTGTATAGTTGGATTTACTAAAATATTGCGTTGTGGGCGCCGAATTTCTGGAAAGGAAATTTCACCTTTGGCTTTTATTAAATCCGCAAGAAGAATTGGCCGATTAGCCCATTGACGGAAAATGTTCGCGGGATGAAATGTAGGAAGAACTTTAAGGCCAGGAATTAGTGTGCTTTCCGCAATTGCACCACGAATAGTCGAAATTGTGTTAACACCGCATAAGGCCCAAGAGGCAACCGCTCCGAGAGCGATCACTAAATTAGGCTTAACTTGAAGTAATTCTTCTTTAAGCCTGGCAACTTCTGGTAAGTATTCAGGCCGAAGATATTTTCCAAATTGGATTGCGGAATAAGTATAGTTTTTTCCGCCGACATCTTTTTTACTTCCGCAAAGTGTAATAATTTTATTTTGTTCGGGGCGAAATGCAAAGACGTTTGTGATGAAGATATTTTGCGCCGTCCAATAATGCATCATGTCAAGTTCAGACATATGGGAAGTGTTTTGATGGCGGGGCTCAGTCAAATTCGGCCAGTCAACGTCACGAAGCATTTGCAGGAATTCACGGCCCGTTCCACCGATAAGAGGTTTTTTGAAAAGGTCTTCAGATTTTCCCCAAGCTTCGCCCACGAAAGCGACGCGACAAGGTACAGGACCGGATGAATGGGCAAAAGGCGGCGCGGCAGTGTGCATATTTTAATTCAAAGTCCGATTGGGATTACTTTCATCAAATTGCGCTACGCACATACTTTTAGCGAGATTATTTGCCGCAGTAATAAAATCTTCAAAATTATCTAAATGAACGTTGTGTGAAACAAGCATTCCTTTTCCGTTTCGATCAGGAACAACTGCAAGCATAAAGACACAATCAGGAATTACTTGATGAATTAGCTTAGCGAGATTACGGACATTAATTTTCCAAATTTCTTCATTGGAAAGTCCAGTTGGATTTTCTTCATCGTACATGATTATTTCTCCGAAATAATGACGGCGCGGAAAGTGCTAGTGAGGCGTTAAGTTTTCCGCGCCGTCAAGATAGTCGTGCGTAAGGCTTGCTTTTCCGGATTACGCGCCGACCACCTTTTTCAGATTATTATAGATATCCTTGCCGTCTTCAGAGGCCTTGGCAGTAACTTCGGCCAAAACAGTTGCGCCGACAGCTTCTGGGATAAGTTCCTCAAGCGGCTTAGTTGGATCGAGACCAATACTCTCAAAAAAGTCGTTGAGAATGTAAAGACGATCGGCGGTAATATCGAATTCCTTGCGAAGGCGAACCTTAGAAAGATCGATAGGTTGACCGTCAGCGCCGATAAGTTCTTCGGCGGGAACAGCCTCGGTTGCGGCGGTTAGCTTAACTTCATAAACAACCGTACTGACATTGGCATCGAAACGGTTCTTTCCGTAGGTTTGCTTGCCAAGAACAGCATGATAGACGCCGCCAGGACAAGAAACGGGGCGCGGCGCCGTACTAGGAGCCTGCTTGAGAAGATTGGTAAAATCGGGGCCGTTAGAAGTAACTTTAGCCATGGTTTAGGTTTTCCTTAGTTATTAAGAGGATGATATTTGATACTGATACTGATACTTTCGCTTTTCTTAGCTTAGTTTTATTAAGTCATGTAAAATTTTTCTCCGTTAAATTGTAATGTTAATTTTAGTTCCTTGAGGAAATAAAGATACATCTTGAGTTGGCTGATTATTCTTATTTACATTCCAAGAATGTTCAGGTTTTGTTAAACTAATTATAGTTTCATATCCTGCAATTACAATTTCATTAAAATAAGCTGAACTTATAATACGCCCAATTTCACCTGGCTTCATTTGATACATTTTAATTACAGTATCACCTATAACTTCAATATTCATTTATTTTCTCCACGCACTGCTTTGAAGTAGTCCGCAAGACCTGTCTCGATTGGGTATTGATTTGCTACCTTAAGCGGCGCCGTACAAATAGTTGCTACTTCACCGGTAGATTTAGTATGAATAAAGTTCCTTACTCCCGTTGTCTTGGCGTGTAAGACATTAGGAAAGTATTCAGGTACGTGCGGGCTAAGGGCTCGGCCAATGGTTGCAGGGAAGCCAAGAATTGACTCAGTGTAGGAGCCGGTGGGATTTCCTTTTCCATCTTTTTCTTGGATTGCGGGATTTTGAGGGCCGTACCCAGATTCAGAGACTTGGGTGATGTGGCAAATGATGATGACATTACATTTAATCGATTCGTCAGAAAGATACATAAGGAAGTTTTTGATTTTATCTTGGGCGGCGCCGATATCGCGGCGTCCTTCATTTTGGGTGCGCTCTGTCATCAACGCGCCGTTGAGTTTTAAGTGATGATCATGCGCAGCAAGGCTGGCGCGGCTTAAGCTGTCAATTACCAATACATCCCTGTCACTCCAAGTAAGTATGCCGCCAAGGTCCGTTATAATCTTTCCATCTTCGTCTTTTTCTTGCCAATTATTCAGCAAATTCATCATATTTTCCCAAACGGTGGATTTTGCCGATACGATACGACCCGCCACAGACTTTTTAGTTTCAGTAAGAGTAACGTATTGGACGTTATCGGCGCACTTGGGATTTTGCTTATAGTACATTGAGGTAGGGTCTGTTAGATAGTTTTTTAGTACGTCAAGCTTATTGTCAAGGTCAATGATACGAAGGCGATAGCCGGCGGCGGCAAGAGAAGCAAGTGAGCCGGTTTTACCGGAATTATGTACCACAAATCCATTAGCAATGAAATTATGCGGGTCTCCTTCCATCATGATATCATAAGTCATTGTCTTACCACAATGTGTAATCTCTTCAATAATTTCAAGCTCTGTGCCCTTTGAAGCTCTTACCAAATCTTCGTGGTGAAGGCCATTATGTTCTTTAGTTGAAATTACCTCTAAATTCTCAATTCGATCATCTGTAAAATCTTCATTTTTATGATGAATTGTACTTTCTTCTGGAAGATATTGAAGCTCTGCTGCCTCAAGAGGTTCTTCACGGAGAATTGTTATAAATTCGTCAATGGTCAATCCATTGATTGCAGCTTCAATTACAATGCGAGCTTTGGGAAGTCGTTTATAATTTTTACCGGCAATAAAATGTCTTTGTCCGAATGGATGATAAGGAATGCTATAAATATAAACGCGCGAATGCAATTCATCCTTTCTTTCTTGAGTATCACGCCGTTTATTTTCTTTAGTCCTAGTAAATCTCCAACAATAAACAGCATCACCTACTGATAAATTAGATAAAGGCTGCCATCCATTGTCAGTCTTAAATTTGTGATCAAGAGTAGCTTTGATTTCTCGATCTTTTGTGCGAACTAGATATACATCCTTTATACCGGACTTTACAATGTCATGCATTTTATGCAATCCGACGTAGCCGTCAAAATCACATAGGACTTCCGTGTCAACTTCCTTTCGGTTAAAATGACTTCCATGGACACGGTTATATAGGACTTCTAATGTAAGTTTTTTAGGAAGTTGGCCACGTTTAGCAGAAACAATTGTATCGCCAGCTAGACAACCGGAATTTCCTACAAGGAGAAGTTTTGTGCTTTGCGACGAATGATGGGCGGACAAAGGAGGCATAATAAAACCTTAAGCAGAGAAATAAGAAATAAGAACCAACGCGGCAAAAAATATCAATGCGACCATAATTGCTTCTTGACGCTCATTTAGAGTCATTTTGTGTTTCCCCAATTGTCATAATTATTTTGTCCGGTAATCCACATTTCTTTTGAAGTATTTAGTTCTCTAGCAATATTTTTAGCTAATTGCTTAGTTATCCTTTCTTTAGCTGAAAGAATATTTTCAAGACGATTTAATTTAATTCCAATTTTGCGCGCAAAATCTCCATTGGAAATTTTTTGTTCAATTAAATAATGATCATTTAAAATAATTCCTGGATGTGTAGGACAAATATTACGTTTTATGTACATTTTCAAATTCCCTTTCTAAAATTGCAATTGCATTATCTAGCGCCGATAATTCGCTTATATAATTGTCCCGTTCTGTATGGGACTTTTTAAGCAAATCTTCGTCGAGGGTAATTTGTTTAAGAAGTTCCATAATTTCAGTTTCGACGACGGCGCGGCGGTCGCGAAGAAGGGAAAGAGAGTGGTGTTCCATATTAAATATCCCCTCGAACTTCAAGTGGATTCCAAATCCTTCGATCAAAGGTGCCTTTCAAAAAAGATTCTCTCAAACTTTCAGGTTTAGAACAGACACCTTTAAATTCGCACATGAAGCACGCCTTGTCATTCATCGGCCAATGTTGCTCTTGTGCGCATTGATCCATAAGCCTCAGCCACCATTTAAGTCCTTTATACCACTCTTCTCTTATTGCCGGGACACGGGGAATTTCACGACGTTCAAACCGGGAGAAGGTGACGGCGACTTGGGCAGCGTCCACAATAATTCCAGACGTAGGCACGCCAAGCACCACAGGCCCGGTAAAATCATAAAGGGAAAACTGATTGTGAGGGGAATACTGGGAAAAGTATTTTTCATCGAGCGTATGCCTTGTAGTTTTGCGGTCGAAGATATACTTAGAATTACCTTGTTGTACAAGACGGTCGAGATGACCGCAAATTAAATATGGTTCATTGGTTGAAGACTTGATATCAAGTTCAAAGCGAAAAGAAAGTTCTACGGCAGGTTTGCCGGTAGATAAGATTACAGTTTGAAGTTGATCTTCGCGAAAACGATCAAGATACCAAAGCACAGTACGGAGCAAATTTGCGCGATTTTTATTCGCGTCTTCCATTGTAATAGGCTTGCCAAGTTTCTTATCCCATGTAAGTTCTAAGACGCGCTGAACCGTTGAATTAACCGCGTCTTCGTAATCCATTCCTTCTGAAATCTTATGATCAAACCATTCAAGAGAGGCATGGTAAAGGAGACCGAAAATGAGATCGATTTTGGTGGAACGGGAGACATAGCCGAGAATAATAGTATAGTAATAGTATTTTGGGCAAGTCTTAAACGCGCCAAGAGATGTGGAATCAATGGCAAGTTGAAGACCGGGCAAGTTAGAAGAAAATGAAGGGTTATATGGGAATTCCAATTTATTTAGCCTTTAGCATTTCTTCTAACATTGCGTTGGTATCTTTGAGTTTCTTATTTTCAATTACTAATTGTAATACTTTGTTTTGGATTTCAGTTACCCATTGTTGGGTAACTGGAACATAATCATCTTTGTATATGTCATAACGAGTAAGGCCAATATGGTTTTTAATAGAATAAACTTCACCTTCATCTGTGTCAAAATCATCTTCCATAATTAAAACTCCACATCTGCGGCTTTAACTTTAGGATTTTGCAATGCTTTTGGAATTTCTTTTTTAGGAAGGCTTTTCTTTCCTGCGGCTTCGGCGACCTGCCATCTTTGGCGCATTTTACGATATTCCTCGACGATTATTTCGATATCACGCTTTTGAAGTTCTAGGGGGTCTTTAGAGAAGTATTCGTCTAAGGAAGATACTGAAGCTTCGGAAAGCGCGCGCAAGCCTTCGACAGGATCAATTTGGGGAGAAGCTTCATCATTTGGCATTGGCGTTTCTTTCTTGCATCATTAAATCTGCTATATTATATGCAGCAACTGTAATTTCAGATTCACTTAATCCCCAGGTATCTCTATGAGCACAAATACCTACCAATGCCTGCCCTGCAAAATAATCTCTAAGTGACATTCCCGCCGCGTGTCCATTTGGAAATGCAAATTCTTCATTCATTGGTTTTCACTTTCTTTGTCGACTTCCATAAATACGGTATGACAAGAAAATTGGAAATTTTTATTATTTCTTTTAGAAAGTAAATTCTTAGTAAAACTAATACATGTTTCTTTGGATACGAACGGCGCTGGAATTACTATAGTTTCCACTTTATTGTGGGAATGTGGACTAAATAAAATGACTACCGCGACCCAAAATTGAAGCATGATGATATCTCATTATTTGAGAAAATTTGTAGAATGTATGGTAATTTTCTTATCGATTTCAGCGCGATCCCACAATTCAAATTCGATGCGGCGCCCGTGAAAATATCCGGCCCCAAAACAAATAATAAGAGTAATAAAAATTGAAATTATTTCAAGAATAAGACTAATCATGGTATCATTCCCCTTTGAATTTCAACTTTATTTTCTTCAATAAATGCCCTTACAATACGACGAACGGCGCGGGAAGTTCCAATATTATCGCCGTATAGATTGTCTAAAATGGCCTTATCTTCTGTAAAGAGTTGTACGTGAATGCGTGTAAGGTCTTCATCTTCTTGGCGGGGCATATAGGGAAGTCCTTTAAATGTCTATTTCAATTTTTAATTCTAAAAGTTTTTTCTCTATAAAATCTAATTCAATTTTAATTAGATTTTCTAAAAGTTCCCTTGAATTATTACCTAATTGTAGATTTTTATTCCCTACAATAATTTGTATTCCGATATATTCTTTATTCTTCCATTCTTGGATATAGGAAGAAAATGTATTAAAATATTTTAAAAACTCTTTAATATTTTTATATCTATCAATATAATTTTTTTTGCTTCGTTAAGCTCAGTTGCTCTCATGGCTCAAACTCCTCAACTGGCAATTTAGGGCCGGTCGGCTCCTTTTGTTTTACAATCCAAATTTCACTTTGCGGGTCTGTTTGGGATGTACGAATTGAGAGGCATCCGAAGGTTTCTTTGTCTGTTTGAATTGCGGCGTAAAAACGCGCCTTAAGGCGAAGAAGATCTGTAGATTTTACGCGCACCCCAAAGTCTTCTTGGAGCGCCTGGAGAAGTATTTGGATATATTCAGATAGGTCCAAGGAAGTTAACCTTTCACACAAACGACTTGTTTTAATGTGTGAACGATTTCAATGGGGATAATTGCACCTTTCGTGGCAATGACACTACCAACAGTTGCGCCCATTCCCCAATGAACATCCGGCATAATTGCAATGTGTTTATAAATAAAAGGCATTGAAGCAATATTATTAAGTTGAACGCGCGCCGCATCTTCAAGAGGGGCGCCTTTAATCCAGGCTTTAATTGCGCCGCCATTTTCTCCTTGAATAAATTTAAATGCCATTTTATTTCCTTTATATTTGGTCAGGATGATTGGATTTGAACCAACGGCCCTCGCATTCCAAGTGCGATACTCTAACCAGACTGAGCTACATCCTGATTTTCACTAAAATACTACGTAGAAGAGAAGGGCGAGGGAGACACAGAAGAAAAAGATACTAAGACCGTGATCAGCGCTGCATGGACAGTCTTTGTGATCATCGAGCATTGATTTGGTTCTTCCTTAAGTTGTGATCATTATGAGGCATTTGCGGAGGGGCCGTCAAGGGGTAAACACCCATCAGCGCCCATTATACCACCTAGTGCAAAAATGCCACACCCCGCATCGACTTATCCACAAAGCATTATTTTGACTTAGATTTATTACGTTCTTCAAGAACTTCAAGTACAAGTTTGCGCCGCTGCATTTCGTGAGGATAAATATCAGGTTCTTTTACTAGATAACGATACTTTTCTAAGTGAGATAAAAAGCCGTACATGTTAAAATCGCCGGGATTTTTGTATTGGAATTTTTCAGAATTTTTCATGATATTTAATCCGTAAAAGAATTAAAATAGCAATCCCATCGCCCAAATTCCCATTGAGCATATTTAAAAATTTCCTGAGGAAGATATGGATTATCGTTGCGAGATTTTCCATTTTTATGCGCTTGCCATCCTTCCCAATATTCTTTAGGACGATTAAGTACATCAAAATCGATCATTCTTTGTCCTCATTTTTCATATTGTAATCAATATACGTATTTTTCATCAAAACATATTCATCTTCGGGAACGATCATATAAAATTTATCAAAAATTTTAACGCCCGTACGCCCGAAAGTGTCGTTGGATTTTAGTATTAGGTATTTATATAACATATATTCAGCGTACCACATACCTAGACAAAAACATATTCCAATGGGAAAGAATAGATAAGTCCAATGTATCATTTTATATGACCTCAACTCTCGGTGAAAGAATAATATGGCCTAACGCGCCGTCTTCTTTAAAGGAAATTGTACAAGAATAACTTCGCTTTTTGCGTTCGCGGCGAAGGGCAAAGGAAAGTGCGCGCATTGCGGGAAGAGGTCCGGTTAGGATTTTTTGAGATGCGGTGCCGTCTTGGAGAATGGATTGAAGATTTTCTTTTGAGTATTTCATTTTTGAAAATGGCGACTTTCGCCGCCACTCCTTTTATTGATTAGAAGAGTTAAGGAATTTCGTCGGAGAAAGATTAAAGTTTACTTGGCTTTAGGTAATCTGATATTCTTGTTTTGCATTATTCAAATTATAATTTTTCTCACTAATCATATTATTAATTTGTAAAACTTCCTTTAATTCAACTTCAATTTCAATTTTATCTCCGGTATATCCTGGTAGTTTAATTTCTTTAATGTTAAATTGTTTGAACGCTGCATGAGTTTTAAAACTTTCCTTGGCAAACTTAATAAATTCATCGGTAGTCATTAAAAATTTCATTTTATTTTCTTTTCAAATTTCAATGGCAATTTCAGCCATGGGTTTGTTTTCCATGTTGAATTTAAGGGTAACGCTTTCCGGCGCCGTTTGATCGAGGATCGGTGCAAGGTGAATAGCAAATTCTTTAGCGATGTAGCCGAGATGCCAGTCGCCTTGGCCGAGAAGTTCAGCTAAAGAAAATCCGTATGGTTCTGCGGTATCATTGAGGTCTTGGTGAAGTTCCTCGGGAATTTCGTCGATATTCACAAAGACCATGACTGCGTTGGCGTCATAGGGATTTTCCGGCTCACGGTGGAGAGTGAGCGCGGCGCCGCTTTGAAGAAATTTTAGAATTGCCTTAGCGGGAGGGCGGAAATGCATTCCTACTACTGGGGCGGTGAAAGTTTGCATAAAGAGGGTTCCTTTATTTATCATTAGAGGATTTGTGACATACTTTACATTTCATATTTGGAATTACGTTATCATGATAATTATTATCATCGTATCCCGAAGTATATTTATGGGTATGCCCACAATGCTCACATTCACCAATCCAAGTGAAATCATTGCGAATTTGATTTTTAATTTCTTTAATTTCCATTACTCATACTCCGAATAGTCAAAACTAGTGTCCCAATACCTTTCGCACATTCTTTCGTAAAAGCTTTGATCTTCTGAGAGAAATTGAATGAGGGACTTTTCTTCTTCTAAAGAAAGTTTGTCGCTGTCTTTTTGATAGAAGATGTTGTCAATTTCAAATTCCGGACCTTCGGGAGGATCAACCCGATCGCCGATATAGCCACCCCAAGTGCAACTGAAGTCTACTAGAACTTCAATGTCAGGAAGATTTCCGTCTTTGGAAGAGTAAAGGTAGAGTAGGTCCATTTTATCTTTCCTTTTCATAGAAAAGCGCTCTAGTGCTATCAGGAATTCCACCTATGACACAGTGAGCTTGCATAGGCAAAACGCCTTCTTTAATTGCGTTTGCAATTAGTTGATCATTTAGCATTTTGCATGTAGTGCATGAAAGAGTTACGATTACACAAAGGATAAAAATCCATTTAACTACAAGACGATTAGTTTCTTCATCCATTTTATTTTCCTTGCAAAAGTCCGAAAATTTTAAACATTGTTTCTTTTACTTCAAATATAAAATCAGAATTTTGAATTTCAATACAAGTTAAGTTTTCTTTTCCTTCCGAAGGATAAAAACACGTTATGTAGCCAAAATTTATATAAACTTGGGAGCCGTCAAAATTAGTAAGCCGGACGAATTTCATTTAGTTTGCTCCACATTCACAATTATCAAAATTTTCTCCGCAGTCTTCGCAAATTTCTTCCTCTTCTGGGAGCTCCTCAGAAAAGTAATGTTCTTTTAGATTTGCAAGAATTAGAGTGTTTTGAGTGCGGGTAGTTATGACATGACGTACGTTCAAATCTTGAATGTAAATACTTCCACCTTTTGTTTGTGCGAATTTACTGGGGACACGCCACGGGTCTAGGTGGATAACTGTATGCCATTCGAGACCTTTTGCTTTATGGCCAGTTGCGAGAATTAGCTTTCCATGATCCATTTTTGAAAGGGCGTCAATTGACGAAAGAACAGAATACACGTCCTTATAATTTTCGCTGAAAAGTGCCCGAATGCTATCACATCTGTCTTGGATACTATCTGTATTATTTACATATTTCGCCGTTTCTCTTACTTCCCAATTTTGCAAACGCGCAAGAAAATCCTCCCGGCTTTGAGAAAGATTACTCCCCGCAATGCTTTTTACTAACCTTTCAAGACTTTTGCCGATATCGCGTCCAAGGTACTCGCAGGGTATGCCATGAGAAAGGCAACTGAAAGCCATTGTGAGTAGGGGAGCGTTATTACGACAAAGCACAGCGATAGAAGGCGCGGCATTTACGTAATCTCCTATGCACCAAGAAGTGTCTTTCGTGTGGTCGATAATGCGACCTTCGGCGTTGGAAGAATTGGCTTTGTACCCCGTAGCGTAGCGCGCCGCCAGGGCGACGACACTCTTAGGACAACGAAACGTGGTTTGAAGCGGAAAATCCAGCCATTCCGGGCGTAGCGCGTGAAGGTTTTGCAGAGAATTAGTATCAGCGCCGCGAAATCCATAAATACTTTGCTTATCGTCGCCAACGATAATAAGTCTTCCCGTTGGGCACGTGTATTTGATCATTTCGGCGTTGAGGGGGGAGAGGTCCTGTGCCTCGTCTACCATACAAAGACCAAA